TTGATAATTTTTTATTAAACGAATTTATTTTACAACACTTTACTATAAAATTTATGTTTACTAAATTAGTTGCAATACTTTTAATTTTCATTGAACTTGTAAGCATTAAAGAAAATATAGAATTAGCATTAAAAGTTGATATTTGGAAAATGTTAAAGAATTTATTAAACCGAGCAAAAGAAGTTAAATCAGATATTAACCAAATTAAGTAATATGCGTGATATTAAATATATCGTCATTCACTGCACAGCTACACAACCAAACACAAAAAAAGAAGCTATTTTAAGTTATTGGAAAAATACTTTAAAATGGAAAACAGTAGGCTATCATAGATTGATTGATGCAAATGGTGTTATTCACGAACTTGCAAAGTTTGAACAAATTACAAACGGAGTTAAAGGGTATAATTCAGAATCTATACACTTCAGCTACATAGGTGGTATTGATGAATCAGGAAGACCAAAAGATACAAGAACTTTAAAACAAAAAGAAAGTTTATTATATTTAGTTAAACAAGCTAAAAAACAATTTCCAAACGCTATTGTTCAAGGGCATCGTGACTTTGGTGTAAATAAAGCCTGTCCAAGTTTTGATGCTAAAAACGAATATAAAGCGATTTAAGACATTATTTTATGAAATACATATATTTACTTACTTTTATCATTTTAGCGTCTTGTGGCTCACGTAAGGTAGCTATAAACAAACAAGAAAAAGAAGTTGAAACTAAAATTGTAGAAAACAAAGTAACAACTGATAGTTCAAACGTAGAAGTTAAATTTAATTACGAATTAGATATTTTTACAGTAGAAGCTAAAGATAATTTAAAGCCTTTTACATATAATAACAAAACGTATTTTAACGTCGTTTTAAGACACGAAAATAAAAAAGATAATACTTTGTATAAAAAAGATATTAGAGTTGTTAAAAACGAAAGCAAAGTATCAAATATCAAATCTAAAGAAGTAATTAAACAAAAGAATACTGAAAAAGATAATTATAATGTTAAATATTATATATTATTTTTAATTATATTATTTTTAATTATATATTATATTCTTAAAAGATATTTAAGAGTTATATAAATATTATATATATATATATTATTATTATATATTATTATATTAAAATAAGCGTGTGCGCGCGAGGCTTAAAAATACACTTATTAACCACTTTGTTAATAAACTTTACTTACATTTGTATTAATGAAAGTTAAACGCTCCATAATAGTTAAGAATTTAGATACTGTATTTAGCCAATACATTAGACGCAAAGATGCTATTGATGAAATTGCTGAATGTGTAACTTGTGGAAAAAAAGACCATTATAAAAAACTACAATGCGGACACTTTCAATCCCGAAGACATTACTCAACACGTTGGGACGAAAACAACGTAGGAGTTCAATGTTACGGATGCAATATTTCAAATCAGGGACAGCAGTTTTTATTTGCTAAATACTTGGGTTTAGAACTTGCTGAAGAAATGGTTTTAAAATCAAAGCAAACTGTTAAATTCTCTGACAACGATTTGCAGGATATGATACAACACTACAAAGATAAATTAAAAGAATTTTCTTGATATTTCTAATTGTTTCTAATTGTTTGAAAATAGGGTAGTTTAACGGCTACCCTTTTTTTGTCTAAAAGTTAAAATTTTGTTAAAGTTTTAAAAAATAGTTTGTAATTAAAAAAAACATTATAAATTTGCTTCATAATTAAAAACAATTACAAATGAAAGATTTAATCGACTACCAAAGATTCCAAGTTGAAGCATTACAAAAGCGTATCTGCGAACTTGAATCAAAACTTAATGAAGTAAAAACACACATATTTGAATTATGTGATGAAGATTGCCCAAACGAGTACAAAACAATTATTAAACAAAAAACTTACGAATTATGAAAGAATTATCATTACACGAAAAATTAAGCAAAATTCAAGTAGAATTTAAAGCTAACAAATCAAAGTTTAACTCTTTTGGAAAATATAACTTCCGTTCTGCAGAAGATATATTAGAAGCGTTAAAACCTTATAACGAAAAATATGGAGTATCTTTTACTATTAACGAATTATTAGTTGAATCATTTGACAATAATTTACCACCTATGTTAAAATCAACTGCAACTATTCAAGATAACAACGGAATCAATGAAATTACAGCTACTGCAATAGTAGGAGTTGACTTACAACAGAAAGGTATGCAAGTACCTCAACAATTTGGTTCTGCATCTTCTTATGGTAAAAAATACGCATTAGGTAATTTATTATTAATTGATGACACACAAGACCCTGATGCAACTAATACACACGGAAAACCTGCTGCAACTACAACTGAAGTTGAACAAAAATGGTTAAACATAGGGCAGCCTGAATTTACAAAAGCAATAGAGTATTTAAAAAGCGGTGGAAGTATTGATGTTATAGAAAAAAAGTATAAGTTAGCCAAAAAAGTAAAAGACGAACTTTTAAAAGTTAAATAATAAAAACTGAATAGCCGACAACAGCAAAAAAAGGTAGGCAAAGTAAAATTAAATATTATGAGTGCAATTATCAATTTAAGTATTAGAGTTGACAAGTTACCAAAAGAGAAATTTGTAATGGGTAAAGACGGAGCAGTTTATTATAACTGTACGTTAAACATTAACGATGATGCTAACCAATGGGGTCAAAATGTTTCGTTAACAGATTCACAAACAAAAGAAGAACGTGATGCTAAAAAGTCAAAAAACTATTTAGGTAACGGAAACGTAGTTTGGACTGACGGAAACATTAAAGCAGTTAAAAAAGAAGGGCAACCTGCAACTCAACAAGCTGTTTCAGTAGCAGATGATTTACCATTCTAAATTAATTAGGGAGTTTAACCACTCCCTTTTTTTGTTAATTAAAAGTTAAAATTTATTTATTTAAAAAATATTTTATAAATTTACAAAAAAAACAATTATGGAAATAGGAACAAAATTTACTTTTTTAAGTAGCAATCAAGAAAGAACAGCAATATTTTTAGAAGAAGAAAACGGCAGAATTACAGCTTTTATTTGTGATGACGTTAAATTTCATGGTTTAAAAGTAAGTGTTGACAAAGAAAATATAATTAAAACAATTTAATATGAAACTATTTGATGACGAGTGGGGAGTAGATAACTCACAAATAGATAACACTGAAATAGTAATGACAATTCTTTATTTTAGTGCAGAGGAATCTAAAACCTTTAAAGCCTTATGTAAAAAAGCTATGAAAGTAGAATTCCCTGATAATTACCAAACAAAAGCCAATATAAGTGATTTACTATTAATTATTTTAAAACAAAGATATGAAAACTTATAGACTAAAAAAACAATTATCTGACGAAAAATCAGAAAAATTAAAAGGTAAATATCTTGATGAAAAAAATTATGATTTACTAATAACTGAAGATGCTGATGGTTACGACTTAAACGGAAACTTATTATTTAGATTCAGAAAAAACGCTATACCTTTAGAAACTTTAAAACTCGGAGTAGATTCTTTTAAAGATAGTATTGAATTAACAGAAAGTAGAGGAATAGCTTCAGGAAGTAGCCACAAAAGAGTAAGGAAAGACGGTTCTATTAGTAATACAACTGTCGGAAATAAGGTTGAATCAGGTAGCGTTGGTTTTATGGATTCAGCAGCAATGGTTAGATATTGTCGTAAAACAGCTTTTACTAAAAATTATTTTGATAAATTCAAATCAGGAGTTCCATTTGTTAAATTTATAGATGACAAATATAAAGAATTATGCCCAAATCATTATGCAAAACAAAAGGCTATCGCTGACGGAACCAATAAAAACTATGTTATAGACGATACTTCTTTCACTACTATAACAGTTAATAAAAACTTTAGAACAGCGGTTCATAAAGATGCAGGGGATTTTCCTGATGGTTTTGGTAATTTAATCGCATATAGAGAAGGCGATTGGAAAGGCGGTTATTTTTGTTTGCCGCAGTATAAAGTTGCTATTGATTTACAAAATACGGATATGCTATTTGTTGACGTTCACCAATGGCACGGAAATACAGAATTTATAAATACCGAAGAAGATTGGTTGCGAATAAGTTTTGTTTTATATTATCGTGAATATATGTATAAATGTAAACAACCCGCTGAAGAATTGTTTCAAGTTAAAATGAGTCAAACGGGTTTTTTAAAATTATAATTATGGAATATATTATAACTTGTATTAGCCACAATAGGCACGAAAATGTAAAATCTTTTATTCAAAAGGTAGGTACTGATAAAATAGTTTTCTTTGTAAAAGATGAAAATGATAAAAAATTATATTTAGAAAACGGAGCAAACGAAGTTATTGTATCAGGTACTTTAATGGAAAGTAGAAACGCAAGTCTTGATTATTGTTTCTCAATGAATAAAATTTGTATTCAATTAAGCGATGATTTGGAAAATATATCTAAAAATGATTTTACAGGTAAAAGAACAGGAGAATTTGTTTTAGTCACAGATGTATTAGAAAACATAATTACAGACTTTATAAATAGTAAATATTATTTTGCAGGTTTCCCACCAACAGCTAATCCTTTTTTTGCATTAAAAGAAAAAGATTTTAATAAATTTATTGTTGGTGATTTTATAATTGTAAAACCAAATAGTTTAAGGTTTGATACTAATTTAAGGTTAAAAGAAGATTACGATTATACTTTACAACATATTAAAGAAATGGGCGGTTGTATTCGTTATGGTTCTTTTTTAAATAGCTTTAAACATTACTCTAACAAAGGCGGTGCGGTTGATTATAGGAGTTCAAGCCTTGAGCAAGAAACTATTAAATATTTAATTAATAAGTGGGGCAGTTGTATAAGGTTGAATCCCAAGCGTGAAAATGAAATATTATTAAACAAAAACAGTTATGAAATACTACACACTACTCAAATAGGTTTATTTTAAACAATTATGACAGAACAAGAAACAATTAATAGAATGTTGATGGAAGTGCTTGAAGAAGATTGCTACATTGACCCTGAACAAGAAATACAATATCCGATTCCTGCATTATCTTTTGGCGAAAAAGAATACGAAACAAAAGATGGATACAAAACCTATCCGCTACCAATAGGCACTTATGGAAACTTTAGTTTTATACAAGCACCACCAAAATCTAAAAAGACGTTCTTTATATCGCTTTTAAGTGCTGTTTATATGAAAAATGAGTTACAGGGGTTTGGTGGAAAATTACGTGGCAATAGACAAGACAAACACGTTATTCATTTTGATACAGAACAAGGCAACTTCCACGCATCAATGGTTTTCAAACGTCCATTACAAATGTGCGGTTTAAAAGATGATAAATATCATACATACGCATTACGACAATTAGGATTTAAAGAACGTATATCTTTTATTGAATACATACTTTATGATAAATTAGAAAGTAAAAATATTGGATTAGTAATTATTGATGGTATTGCCGATTTATGTGCCGATGTAAATAATATAGAACAGGCTTCAGAAGTTGTGCAGCATTTAATGAGATGGTCAAAGGAATTAAATTGTCATATTGTAACAGTTATTCACTCAAATTTCGGAACTGATAAACCAACAGGACATTTAGGTTCGTTCTTGGAAAAGAAAGCTGAAACTCAAATTCAATTAGAATTAAATACAGTAAATAAAGAATTGGTAAAAGTAAGTTGTAAACGAAGTAGAAACGCAAGTTTTGAAGATTTTAACTTTAAAGTAAACAATTTTGGATTCCCTCAAGTTGAAGGCGATTTATATGATATATTAAAAAATGTTAATTGTTAAAATTATGAAAGTATTAAATTTATATGCTTGTTTAGGTGGTAACCGATACAAGTGGAATGAAGTAGCAAAAGATGCAGGAATAGAAATTGAAGTAACAGCAGTTGAATTAGATGAAGAAGCTGCAAGATTATATCAAGAACGTTTTCCAAATGATAAAGTAATAGTTGCTGATGCACACCAATATTTATTAGAAAATTACAAATATTTTGATTTTATTTGGAGTAGCCCACCTTGCCCAAGCCACTCAAGAGCAAGATTTGCAAGAAAAAATACAACAAGTGCAATTTATCCTGATTTAAAACTTTATGAAGAAATATTGTTTTTAGAAAATTATTTTGATGGTAAATATTGCGTTGAAAATGTAATTCCTTATTATGAACCTTTAATCGCAGCTCACAAAAGAGGTAGACATTTATATTGGACAAACTTTATTTTACCTAATGATTTAAAAGAAAGAAAGTCATCAATAATGGAAAGTAAAGACGAAGTTTCTCAATGGTGTAAATTTCACGAATATGATTTTAGAAAATATAAAGGCAAACAGTCAGTTCAAAAAATGGCTCGTAATTTAGTAGACTATGAAGCAGGAAGAACTATTTTTGAAATAGCTTTAGGAATAGTAAATAAAAAAGAAAATAAACAAATTGAATTATTTTAAAATGTTAATAACTTATTAATAAATTTGAACAATGGAAAACTTGACAATTAAAAATCATTTACAAGCGTTACAAGTTAGCACTTCAAGAATGTTAGTTTACAATTCTGATAACCCTGAATTATTAGCTTACTTTAAAGACGTTATTTTTAAGTTACAAATGATTGAAGAATTATTAGAAGTTGATGCTATTTTAGATTGGCAAAGTATAGAACAAGCCTATAAAGAAATTTTAAAGCAAGATTCAGAACTTACAGACGTTGAAATAAAAATTAGTTTAAAACCCGCAACAGAAAAAAAAGTTGCTAAAATAACTGCAAAACTTTATTAATTATGATTATATACATTTTATTATTTTTATTATCTATTCTTTTAATTTGGGCACACGAAACAGGTAAAGATATTCAGATAGCATCTATTCAGGGTTTTATGTTAGGAGTTCTTTACGATTGTGATGAACAAGAACAGGAAAAATATTATACTATTCAAGTTTTGATTGGTGTATTAGCAATAAACATTTTATGGGAAACGAACTAATATTAGAACGAGTTGCAAAGTACCACAAAGATTGGGTAGAACTTGCTTCGGTATTTGACAAAGATTGGGCTGAAGATATTGTTCAAGAAATGTATCTTTTGCTGCATAAATATAAAGTATCAGAACAGCAAATGTTTACAAATGGCAAAATTAATCGTGGTTATGTATTTATAATAATTAGAAACATACACTTTCAACTTCATAATATTAGAAAACGTATTGACAAATGTGAATTGAATGATGAAATTTACAACTTGATTGATGACTATTCAGAAGATAAAGAAAACGAATGGAACGAATTTAGGATAAAAGCAGAAGAAGAAGTTAACAGTTGGGAATGGTACGACAAAAAGCTATTTACTTTATATAGGGATAATAAAACCTCAATAAGAAAATTAGCAAAAGAAACAGGTATTAGTTTTGTTTCTATATTTCACACTTTAAAAGCTAATAAGCAAAAACTAAAAAGATTATTACAAGAAGATTACGATAATTTAAAACTTTAAAAAGATGGCAAGACCAAAAAAATCAAAAGGCTTAGGTGATACAATTGAAAAGATTACTGAAGCAACAGGAATTAAAGCAGTAGTTGAAGCAGTATCAGAAGCAACAGGAATAAATTGCGGTTGTGAAGATAGAAAGCATTTACTTAATAAAATGTTTCCTTACAAACAAACCGAATGTATTAACGATGTAGATAACGAATGGTTAACTAATTTCTTTTCGGTAACTAATAATCAGTTAACACCAAAGCAACAAAACAGAATTACTGAAATTTATAAGAATGTATTTAACGAAAACATACAGCCTTCAAATTGTGGTTCTTGTTGGAGAGATAAAATAAACGAACTAAAAATAGTTTACGATACTCAAAATGCAGGTAAATAAACAAAATAGGTTTGAAGTAACATTTGACAAAGCAAAGTTCAGTTTGTTAAACAAAGACAGAAAGATTTCGTGGTTGTTTAGAAGTTCTGAAGTTGGAAAATGTGCTAAAATCTTTGATGACTATTATAACTCTGAACAAACTTTAACTCCAAAAGGTTGGTTTTTATTTTATAGGTCAGTAATGGGTGTTGATATACTAAAAGAAGTTTCCAATAAGATTATGGAAATAACTAAATTAGATGAAGATACCTGTTTTGAATATACAAAGTTCAGGGTTCTTGGTCAAACTTGGAATGGTATGTTAAACGAAATAGATTTAATTAACGAACTTAAACAAGAATTTCCAAACATTGAATTTAGAAAGGCAAACTATAATTTAGATGAAAACTATTTTACTGATTGGGAAGCATACAGTTACGGAAAGTTATTTTTAGGTTTACAAATCAAACCAATAACATATCAGTATATGAATACACCTTATCAGAATCAAGCTAAATTGAATCACGAACTGCAAAGGCAAAAATACAAAGATGAGTTTAAAGTTCCGCATTTTTTAATATATTACGAGAACAATAAACTACAAGATAAACAAAAAGTAATAGACAAAATAAATACATTATTAATAAACTTAATAGAAGTTAGATGAACACAATACAATTAGAATATTTAAAGCAAGTTATTCTATCGCAACTGTTATTGGAATGTAATGAAAATTTACGCTTTACAATACAATACAAGCAACAAATTAAGCACAGGATAAACTTACTTAACAAAGACTTGGAAAGTGTGGTACATAAAGAATATGCGAGTATTTATAAAACCGACCCTGAAATGACTACAAACATTTTAAATAAGATAGAAAGTTTAGTTACTAAATTAACCACCTCAACACTTGATGAGTTAATTATGATTGATTCAGTTATTGAAAAATACAACGATAACAAAGAATGGTTTAAAGAATATGCTGAAACAGAATTTTTAAAGATAGACTAATGACATTAAAAGAAAAATTTAAAGAAGAAAAGATATATATAAATCCTTATAGTCTTAAATTAACAACAGAATCAGCTGAAACATTTGAAAAAATAGCAAATGATTATGCTATTGAGGTTTTATTAAGTTACCATAATAGTTTATTTTTTTTAGAATTAAAAGAAGATGAAGCAAAAAAAATATTAAAACATATTAAAAAACAAAAAGGATTATGAGCAAAATAACACCAATGCACTATATGACAGAATCAAGAGTTGATGTAATAGACTTTTGTAAAATGTACGATATGAATTTTAACAGAGGTAACATAGTTAAGTATTTAGCACGTGCAGGTAAAAAAGATAATGAACTTGACGACTTGCGTAAAGCCTTAAATTATTTAATGCGTGAAATAGAACACCACGAAAAACTGCAAGAACAATGGATAGAGAACAACAAATAGTAAGTAGATTAACAAATTTAACTAAAAATATAAATAATATAAACGATTATAATATACATTTGTCAAAAGATTTGTATTTCCAATATTTATTAGATGTTTTTAATTTAAAAGAGTTTCAAGAAAATGTAAGGTTTGATGGCATTAAAATTATTTTAAATAGCAATTTAAAAGAAAATACAATTAAAATACAGGTAAGTTAACGCTTACCTTTTTTTGTTAAATTTTTGTTAAAATGTTAATAAGTAAAAAATAATTATTATATTTGCTGTATCAAACAATTAAAACAAAACAATTATGAGAACATTTAAGTACAGACAAGAACAAGTAGAAGTTGAATACAATACCTATGACGATGGGGACAAAGAATACCACCCTGAAATTATTATTGAAGCAGTTTACTTTAACGGAGTAAATATACTTCCTATAATGAGCCAAGATGATGAGATAGAATTAAAAGAAGAAATGACCAATAACCTATTTGCATAATGAAAACAGAAATCATAAACGAAATAGATAGCCTTATTCAATTAAGCAAAGATTTAGACAACGCTTATATGAAAAATAAATTGCGTGATATTAAAAAGCTATTGCTAAAAGAATGGAACGAATCAGATTTATATTACGAACAAATCAGAGAAGTATTAAAAGAAGAAGAAACAATGAACAATTTAAACAATTTAATGGATTTTAAAAAATAAGATATGATAACAACATTTGACAAAAAACAATGGAGAAAAGAAGAACTGTTAGCTAATATGCAAGATGATAGTTTTTATTATGGTTATTTAGGGCAAAACGCTTTAAGCAGTTCAACTATTAAAACATTGGTAAACTCACCAAAGACTTACTACTTTACAACTAAATATGGAAGTGGTGAAACTCAAGCCTTGCGTGATGGTAAACTATTCCATACAATGATATTAGAACCCGAGAAATTAGACGATATGATATTTGTTGATGCAGCCACAAAAGCCTCAAAGGAATATAAACTCGCAAAAGAAACAGGTAAAGAAGTTTATACTAAAAATGAAAAGAAAGCTGCTGAACGTTTATGCGATGCCTTATTAAGAAACGAAGCAGTAAAAGAATATTTAACAAAAGCAGAATACGAAGTACCACAAATAGCAATGATTGATGGAATACCAATAAGAGCAAAAGCAGATATAATAAAAGGAAATACTATTATAGATTTAAAAACCACAACAGGTATAAAAGACTTTCGTTATTCAGCAGATAAATATTCTTATGATTTACAAGCGTGGTTGTATCGTGAAATGTTTGGAGTAGAAAACTTTATATTTGTTGTAATTGACAAAGGCAGTTTAGATATTGCTATCTTTGAATGTAGCGATGAGTTTTACGAGAAAGGCAAACAAAAGTTTGAGCAAGGTGTAAGTAATTATAAATACTTTTTTCAAACAGAAGGAGTAGACC